CCGGTGGCGGGCTGGCCGAAGGCGCGGGAATACAAGTGATCTATGTGACCACCCCCGGGCGCTTGCCCCCACATCTTCAGCACCATCGGCATATCGCCGTACTCAACAAGCGTGTCAGCACTGCTTTCTGGACGGAACCAAAACTCTAGCCCTCCTTTGTCTTCGTATATTTTCCAGTAATCTAAATCATACTCCATCATCTCACCCCGATCACGATCATATACTGTCTTCACTGAGTAACCTTCTTGTGCAAGTTTAGTTCTTATCTCTTCTTTGATCTCGTCGTACTTGTCTTCAAACCCTGAGTGTACTTCTGAGGCAAAGTTCTCTGCTACGCGGCCGGCATCATCTGCGTCTTCCACGCTCTCGTATTCGTAACAGCGGAAGCTAACTATAAGGTGTGCGGTTGCCGGATAGTCTGGGTCTATGTCTTCATCGTCTGGCTGGGCGCCTGTGAGCATTTGGACTTCCCACTCAACCTCGGTTTCTCCGGGCAGATCCCAACCAATGTTATCTAGGTCTAGTTCGCTGCTGAAGTCTCTTGCTTCCCTTCCCCAAGTGTTCTCGGGTATTGTTTCGTATCTGTCATCCTGCGTGGTGTCATCGGCTGCTATCGTCGGTGTGTACTCATTGTTTCTAAGCTCAAATCCTGGCCAACCCAAGTTAATCTGCAAACTACCATCACCGTTCATCTGTACAGACCAGTATTCGCCGCCGTGATCTTCTGGCCCCGATATCTCTCCGTAGATGCTTGAGTTGTCGTACTCGTAGTTGTTGGTAACTTCATCTACCGCTTCTTGCATCGCGCCTTCATCGACATCGCCTGTGAAGTTCACATCGCGGTTGCGACTTTGGAGATATTCGTTCATCTCTCGGAAGCCTTCCACATCGTTAGAGTGTTCACCTGTTTCTTGAACGCTGCTGATGTCCATATTTCTGATGAACCACTCAATATGATCCCACATTTCCATTGGAGGTGCGTCGTTAGAGCGTCCCTTGATCTGGTAAAGAGTATCCCTATCCCAAGTCATTGTGACATAGGACGATGATGCTTTGCGCTTGCCCTCTTTCTTGCGGAGCGAGACTAATACACCGCGAGAGTCAGAGCCGCAGTGTCCCATTCGCTCGCCTTCTACGGAGCAGTTAGACACCTGTAAGTTGTACCAGTACGAGCCATCCTCAAAAGTGTGGAGGATATTATCTGGATCTTCTCGGTTCTCCAAGTCGTCTATTGCAGTTTGGTAGGCGTTGTCAATATCGTCGCCTTTGATCAACTCATAGTTCGTTGGCTCGTCGTTGAGCCAAGAGAACAACTCGTTATATCTGCCCCAGTATGTTCTCCACTCATTTAGCATCTGCTTATTGAGGTACTCTTTCACAACCTCAACTTTCTCGGAAGGCACCCCTGCTTTGCTCAGTGCCTTCAGTGCTTTCATAAATGTCTTGCGCCAAGTGCCGGCGGGCTTTGCCCACGCTTGCTTTATATTGTCTGCAACGAATGCGATCTTCTTGTTTTGCTCAATGGTTTCGTCGTCGTAGCTCGCACGCTTACGATCTGATTGCCAGTCGAGGGGTGTAACTGTACGTGCTTGAACTGGGCTGTGTGTTGCGCGCGGAAGCTGTATCTGGTCGTGAAACAGCAGTTCCATCTCAGCCAGCCAGCTCTGCTGAGTGCTGTCAATGTAGCCGGGGTTGCCCAGTCTGTGTTCTTTCCAGTTGTTCCCTGCGTACATCTTTGACTTCTCGGGAGCATTCGGCATGCCGTCCTCAATAAAATCAATGATGACCTCGGGTAACCCGATATCACGCAGGCCCTCCGTTAAAACTTCTTCGCGTAAATATTTAAACCAGCTTCCTGTTGAAATGTCCATGTACCAAACTCCATCACTATAAATAGTTGTTTTTAGCGGTATCTACGCGAAAGGCTCTGTCTTTAATAGTTTAGCTGTATCTTTCCATGTCTCAACCTCGTGTGCCATACCATTGGGGTGACTACGCAGGGCCACCGCAAGCGTGTGATCATTGCCCGGGGCTGGTATTCTATCGCCAACAAAGTGAATTTGATTATGCTCAAGAGTTTCTTTAAAATAGCGCTGGATAATTTGTGATTTATCGTTGCCACTGTTAAAAATATCAATGCTTACAGCACCGCCTATCACAAAATCTAGAGATTTGTATTTTTTCTTAAGGCTGGCTACAATGTCTTTTCTTTCTTGCTTCTCTGCATCCCACAATTCATATTGTTGGCGCTGTTCTTGACTTGCATTACGACCAACAATAGAAAAATTAACCATGCCGACGCGTTCTTCATGATGGCGGCCGGTCTTGATTGGGAATTCCGATTTAGCTACGACCGAGTCCAATCTTCTTGTGAGATTCTTGGGGGAAACAAATTTATTCTCATAGACCAACTCCCATTCATTGAAGCCGGATTCATTAACAAGCTCACGGCGCTGTAGAAAGGAGTTGCCCATGCATGCAAAAACGCCGGCTGTTGCATTTAATATATCAAGACCTACTTGATTTAGTATTCTTTCAAACGTGCCACCAGAAACAATATAAACTTCTTTCTGCTTCGCCCATTTCAGAAATTGTTTCTGGAATTGCGGATCTATTCTTTGCTTAGCTACCGTTAAAGTGCCATCTACATCAAAGAGATAAATACTACTCATCTCTTATAATCATCCGCGAGCCTCACAACATCATCCAAATGCGGAGTAGAGACTTCCATCAATCTGACCATCTTGTCTCCGGCACCAAATCGATGAACCTGTTCGGGCTTCACGTGGTATATAGAACCTTGTTTAAACTTTTGTGGAGGGCTTTCTTTGTCAGTCCAATTTAATAATGTCCCTTCTAATACAAACACAGTCTCTTCTTTTACCTGATGGTATTGAAGAGACAAGCGCTGGTTTGGGTTTATATGGAGTATTTTAGCAACATAACTATCGGTCTCTGCCCATATATGCTCAAAACCCCACGGCTTTTCTACAATCCTTCTTTTCATATTATCTCCAAAATAATTGAATACCGATAATCAAAAACGACAAAAATATACACAGCATCGTTTTGGTCGTAAACATACTTTCATTCAACAGCCACCAAGTGAGGGCCGGGAAAGTAAAATACGATGCACCAAAGCCCAACATTCTGGCTGTCCATGCGGCGCCGGTAGCATCCACTGCAATCTTGGTACCGTACCAGAACATAACGCTAGCGGGAATACCAAAAATAATCGCAGCATGGAAAGGCTTACCCTGCCACCATTCCCAAATATAATGAGAATAACATTGGAACCAGACACAGGCTTGTGCAGTGGCAAATAGTGCGAATGTTTTTCCTAACTCAATAATTGGCAATTAGTACCTCCTTAGCTTTTTGTTCATCGTTGGTGGTTCTTCCATACCCATCAAGTAAGATTTTTGTCGGAAATTGTTTGTACACCCGCATTAGACGAGGATGATAAAGATAGTCTAATATTACCTTCTTGTCAAGCTCTTTAACCTTTTGAGAAAGAGCAACGTGGTTGATGGAAGTCTCTTCAAAGCCGCGACTCATAGACTCCTCAAAAAAATTATAACTAAACTTGCCGACAGGAAAGTATAAATAATCAGCATCAGTCTCGGCTTGAATACTATCTACAAAATTCTCATTTTTATCCCATGCTACATCAAAATTCTCTCTTTTGAACCTCTGGATATAACTGAGGGCGATGGGATTGAAATTTTTAGGATCAAATATACCTGACTGAATCATGCCCTCGGATGAACACCTGTTTAGGATGAAGAACATTGCTGCTCTAACTAGATGATCTTTGTATCCCCGAAAAACTGTCTGATATACATCAAAGAGTCTCTCGTCATCAATCGGCCAAAAATGGTTAACAGCTTCTAAAATAACATTAGGGTTGTCAAACATACTTCGCCAAAAATCATAAATAATATAGCTAGTTGTGTGAGCAACAAGGTGTCTATCATCTTCGGCTAGGTTGATCTCCAGCTGTCCCGAATATAGTAGGTAACTATCAACCTTGGATCCGGCCGGAATTAATTCTTTTAATATTGACAATGATTTTGGCGAAAACCTCAGATCTTTAATTGGGGATTTCATTTTTTGCCTAGTCTAGATTGTAGTTCCCGAAGTTGTGAGCCAACGTTATTTATATCTGTGAAGTCCAGATCGTTCATATTAGATAATACAGCTAAGGCTTCTTTTTCTTCCAGATCTTCTACATCAACTTGAAATTTCTTAATTTCCTGTACTTGCTGGTGTAATTCTTCTATTTTCTGGGCATTCGCTTGAGTTGGAGGTTCTTGGTTAATCTTTACAGTTTTTTTCTTGAGCCCGGGCAGGATTTCGGTTGCGGCCTCAAACGATGCGGAATCAGAAGACTGCAAATTCTGCAATTGTGCCACCTTTGTTTGCAGTGCCTTTACATCCATATTTGACAGGTCAACATCGCTCATATCTGGCATATCGATTTCTTCGGAAGCTTCAAATTCTCCGGATTGTTGGGATGCGCGCAGTTCATTTTGATACTGAATATATTGATCAACAATTGAACTGACATCTCCGAGCATTAGATCTATACTTGATAATTCACCTCTTAACGCATCTACCTCGTTAACCGTCTTGACCGACAAGATGTTACTTGTTGGCGGCACCGTCGCCGCAATAGATGTAAGTCGCGTGAGTGAGTTAGAAAGCAGGCGTGCTGTTTCTGATGGTAATTGACTCTCGTCAATGGTGTATTGAAGTACGATTGGTTTTTTCATTTTATCCTCTTAAAATTTGTTTGTTTGTGTGTAGTGTTTTTTCAATAATCTCTGGTGCGCCGATCACTACAATTTCGGTACCTGTGTTTCCTTTGTCAATTGTTATTTTTGAAAACCGGTGGTTGGTATCCAAACCCTTGTCTATCAGACCTTCTTCGTTCAACTGCCTAAGTCTATGCTCCTCTCGGACCATTACAACGTGTTCGGGATTGACGAAGACCTCTCTTAACGCATATTTGGCATTGGCGGTAACTGCTCCGGTGCCGCACACCTCAGTTAATTTAACTAGTCCCACTGGGCGCCTCCATTGGATATACGTCTCTTCTTTTAAGCTTCCACTCGTGGCCGTTAGCATAAACTTGATAGACATACTGACTCATTGTATTCAAGTAAACACCGACAGTTGGTCTTTCAGTCATTCGCAATCTCATTCCTTTATCTGTCTCACACCACAATTCAACGCCTTGTGGAATATGAACCAAGTCTCCTTCTTGCATTACTTATCCTCCGTTTGAATTATAGCGAAACCGGTTGTTATTAGTGTGCCGGCACAACTAGCTGCATTCTGTAAGGCAGTTGTTGTAACTTTCACTGGATCAATAATACCACTATCAATCATATTTGTCAAGACATTATTTCTAAAATCCCAGCCCATACCATCATCGGAATCTATAACCAAATTAGTTAGTACATCTGGTGAGTCGCCGGCATTAAGTGCCATTTGTTTAAATGGTGCCTTACAAGCTTCTATAACTATTAGCTTTCCAATGTTCTGATCTTCGTGAGTAACAATTATTTCAACATCCCTACATGCTCGGAGCAACGCTGTGCCGCCGCCGCCTATAATTCCTTTATCTTGTGCTGAACGTACCGCCTCTAGAGCATCCTCAATCCTGTGCTTTCTCTCAATCATCTCAACTTCTGTCGTGCCACCGACAGAAATAATTGCCACACCAGACGACAACCTGACAATCCTTGACTGGAGCATCTCGGCTTCCGACATAGATTCTGTATCTTTGACTTGTTTCTTTAAAGCTTGAATTCTCTCATCAATAGCTTTGAAGTTGGACTTTCCGCCCACAACAGTAGTCGTGTACTTTGTACTCTCGATGGCTCTGGCCATACCCAAATCAGACAGTTTAACATCTGATAATTTAGTGCCGCTCTCACGAGTGACAAATGTAGCGCCGACCGATATTGCCAAATCATCTAGCAGGTATCTGCGCTCTTCACCATAAAAGGGCGCTTTAATGGCAGCAATCTTTAAAGTTCCCCTCATCGCGTTCATAATCATAGCAGCCAAAGCTTGGCCGTCAATATCTTCAGCGACAATTATCAACGGGCGGCCTTCTCTTGCGACCATCTCTAGCAGTGGCAGAATTGGTTCAACTTGTGAAATCTTATAATCTGTCACAAGGATAAGCGGTTCTTCATAATTCATAGTTGCGCGCCGTTCATCGGTAACGAAGGCTGCAGCACAATAGCCCGCTTGAATCTTGAACCCTTCGGTAACATCAATGGATGTGTCAAGGGAGCGAGACTCTTCAATTGTTATAGAGCCATCTTCGCCCACCCTGTCAATAGCAAGAGTAACAAGATTTCCGATAGCAATATCATTGTTGGCTGAAATTGTAGCGACGTGAGCGATATCTTCCGCGCTAGCGACAGGGGCTGCCATCTCTTCAAGATTGTTTGTAATTTTTCTAACTGTTGCATCTATACCTCTCTTTAATTCAATAGGTGAAACCCCGGTAGCAATATACTTTTGCGATTCATTTAAAATGGCCCGGGCAAGCACAGTTGCGGTGGTTGTTCCATCACCAGCAGTGTTATTGGTTTCAATTGCAGCTTGTTTAATAATCTGGGATCCCGCATTTTCAAAAGGATCTTCCAGTGACACAAAGTGTGCTACAGTTACCCCATCTTTTGTGATGAAGGGTGGTCTCCCACTTTCCTGTAGAATCACATTACGACCTCTGGGGCCAAGTGTTGATGCAACATTATCAGCTAATGTATTGACACCTTTAAGAATTTTTTGTTGCAATGAAGTTTTGTTATCAAATGCTCTGCTCATTAATACCTCAAGTTATAACATATTATAATGTGTTTATGAAAATTTGTCAAGTATTTTATATAATAATATCAGCGATACCATGTTGGACAGCTTCCTCTGCTGACAAATATATATTAACTTTTTCATTTAACATTTTTGTAAGCTTTTTCTTTGAAAGTTTCGTGTTCTCAACCAAAGCAGCAACGTAATCGTCTTGCAGTTGTTGTATCGCTTCTATCTCATTAGTCAAGTTTGGCAGCGACCCCATCGTGCCCCCAACTACATTATGCAGCATTACGCGACAGTTCCTGCCTATCTTTCGCTTGCCTCGGGTGCCGGCGGCTAGCAATAAGACACCGGCCGACATAACCTTTCCCAACCCAATAGTGTGAATTTCTGTCTCTTCTTTTATTGTGGTCATCAAATCATATAAAGCAAACATATCATCTGCATTTCCGCCGTATGTGGAAATATAAAATTCAATAGGCTTCTTCTCTTGTTCTTCTTTGAGATTTTTATTTGTTTCATTCATGTAGATCATGGACTGGCAAATCTCGGCGATCTTCTCTTGTTCAACATCCGAGAAGAGTCCCACAATTCTAAGATCAGGCTCGGATGGGGAGCCTATTGCGTCAGGGTCTAATAATATTACCCTATCTTTACTTGACGGAGATTCCGCTAATGCTTCCTGTATTTTTTTGATTATTTTATCTATCATTTGTTATGTCCTTTAAGATAAGAATGTTTGAGCAATTTTTTTATTGGCGCCGAGATACAGCATGGCCGAATCCCAATCGTCGAACTCGGGCACACTTTTAAAATAATCGGGATGTAAAGCAAGAATCGCGATGATGCTGCGTTTCTTAAAAAGTTCAATCTCCTGATTATGTAGGCGCGTAACCTTTTTATATAATTCGTCGTCTTCTGTAACCCCACACTTTAAAAGTGCTAGCAACTTCTGAGATTCTGCATAGCTATGCTCTTCTATACATTTAACCAAAATTGCAAGACAAACAACGTGTGCAACTTTTAGTAGCCGGAGAGAGACTCTGGTAGTTTTGAAAAAGTAAAATGTTCGACAAGTTATATAGCCGAATAAGAAAGTCAGTAAATGTAATGCGTAATATTCCAAACCCATGAAAACCTCAAAAAAATAACCATCGTCAGATGGTTATTATATCAAACATTAGTATGTTTGTCAAGCATTACTTCCTCGCTAAACGATTGAAAATACGCTCTGTAAGCTCATCAATTGCTTGTTGCTTGTTAGTTTTTTCCTGAAGTCTGGCAGCAACGCGCTTTGCAACTTCGTTAACAATAGCATCAGTTTTACCTTCTTGGTAGCTTCTCATGCCCGGAAGTTCTTCTTCTTCTTCTTCTGGGGGTAGTTCGTCGCCCATTGGCGCTTCTTCACCTCCGAGATCAGTATCGAGTGCGGCTTCATCACCTAAGTCATCACCCCCTTCTAGGGAATCCACATCGTCACCCATTTCCATCTCAGCATCAGCGGCAGTGTCACCATCATCCATTTCAACATCAATTTCAAGCAAGTCAGCAAGTTGTTGTACAAGGTCCATAAATTTATCCTCTACACCACCGCCGCCCATGTCGCCCATGTCGCCCATATCAGCATCAACATCCATTTCAGCGTCGGGGCTGAGTTCTGCGTCCATTTCCATGTCGTCTACAGCGCCTAGATCAGCATCCATCTCCAATTCTTCGCCGCCTTCGGCGTCATCAAAAGGAACATCCTCTTCTTCGTCAGGAAGTTCTTCTTCTTCAATGGGTGGACTCCATTCTTGTAATCGCGTGTCACCAACAGGGGTTAAATTTGCGAGCTTCATGAAGCTGCGAATTTCAGCCTCGGTTAAAAGTGTTTTGCGAGCCATAGTAATTCTCCTTGATAAACTCATGTTTAAATAGTAGCCATCATTAACAAAAGACACAAAATGTTTCTTCAATCGGCCAGATCTGATTTTTTCATCTTGTGGAGTGCCTTCTTTTCAATCTGCTTTACACGGGCAAAAGAAATGCCCAGCCGGTCTGCAGTCTCTCTCAATGTCAAGTTACCGTTTTTAAAAACCGTAATTAATACACAGTTAAATTCAGCAGGATATTCAATAAAATGCCGGCACTCTCTTTTCTTACATTGGGTGTTTTTTCGCAGGCACAACCTTGAACACGCCTTCAATCCATCAGTTTTCATAGTTCCGGGAACTCCTCCGCAATCAAATCAAATACGTCTTCCACTTCATCATCACTTAAGGAAAAGTCTTTAGCCAACTGTTGTCCTTCTAAAATTAGTTTTTTGCTTTTTTTTACTCTTTGCTTGTTTAATTTCTGTTTGTTTGAGGCATAGTCGCCTATAAAAGATAAAATCGTGTCGTTATCCGAATTAACAGCTTCTATGATAGCCTTAAAAAATTCGGATTGGGTTAGCGAGTTATGACGAAGGCGTAATATCAATTTCGCATGTTCATGGTCTGAAACCTTAAAAACAATTCTCTTGGTGTTTTTCCCGTAATCACTGAAAGTCTCGGACATACTTTACCATTTCCTTGTGTTTATGTGGGTGCGACTCTCGCCCAAGCCGGCGCTGGTTTGACGTACAAATTTAGCTTTGCGTTGCAACTCCTTTAAGCTCTGGGCGCCGCTATATGAAAAACCACTCCTGATTCCTCTTTCAATATCTTCCAGAATGGCAGCTACACTTCCACGATAGGGAACTTGAGTAGCGACCCCCTCAAAAGACGAATACTTGCCTCTCCAGCTCATTTGTGCCTCTTTGGAGGCCATGCCGCGGTATGATTTATATTTAAAGCCGTCAGCGCCTTCGAAGACATTGCCCGGGGACTCTGTTGTGCCGGCTAATAATGAACCGCACATGACCGCGTCGGCGCCGGCGGCCAGTGCCTTTACGATATCACCAGAATTTCTTATACCACCGTCTGCAATGATTGCTACGTCACGGTCTGTGCGTGCGCACTCAAAGATAGTTTGAAGGCCCGGGAGGCCATGGCCAGTTTGCATGCGTGTTGAACAGATGGAGCCGCCGCCTATGTTACACCGTACAGAGTCAGCCCCCCAGTCAGCCAAGTCATTAACACCCTCTAGGGTGGCAACATTGCCGGCCATGATATGGAATTCATCAGTTAAACTTCGAAGTTTTTCGAGGGCTTTTTTCATCAATATGTGGTGGCCATGAGCCACGTCAACACACAAAAAGTCTACGCCGGCGCTCAACAGGGCTGTGGCGCGATCGATATAGTCTCCGGAAATGCCGACTGCAGCACCCATAAGTAGATTGTCCTCGTGATTATTCTTGTAAGCCGTAATCACGTGAAGTACTTGCTCTTCAATCGTATTATAACGATGTATAATCCCTGCTCCGCCGCGTGCATGCATTGCCGCGGCCATTTCGCCGGCAGTTATTGTATCCATCGGCGACGAAAGGATCGGCAGCTTCATACAGAGGCTGCGGCCTAAATCGGTAGCTATGCTGATATCTTTGCGTGAATGTATTTCCGAATATTGTGGTTGCAATAGGACATCGTCGTATGTTAAAGCTTCGCTATTAATCATTTTTCTTTTCGTGCCTCTTGCGGGCTTTTGACACCTTTTGCGCGCGTTTCATGGTGGGGGAATTCTCGGGTGTGACCACGACTCCCCCTTCTTGCGTCGGGCGAGGCTCGGTGTGAGTCGCGGGAGCCGCCGCCGGTTGTGGCACAAAATGTGTTCGCAGGGTACTATAAGCCGATTCGCATTCGGATAGAGCTTTTGCATGTTCTATAATCTCTGCGACATAGTTGGTATGTTCTGAGATGCCGGCGGGATTATTAATCAATATTTCAATAGCACCGTAGTGTTCTAGTGCTTTACCCTGAAGTTGAAGCAGGGCAGCTTCTAAATTTTTCAATGAGGCCATAATATTAACTCCTTTTTGTTTGTGTGTGTTTATATCTCTCAATAAATGTGTGTATTTGGTCTTCATAGTACCATGTAAGTGAGTTTGGTTCTTCTGCGTCGGGTAAGAACTTTATTCTGGTGTTTTCACCTTCTGTTCTCACGAAACAAATAGTTGGAACACCTTCAAAACCATATTTTGCTTCAAGCTCCTCACCATCGTGATACGTGTTGTAAACGTAAAACGTAACATCCTCATGCTCATCTGATATTCTTTTGTATATCGGTGCAAGGGCATGGCACATATGGCATTGTGCGGAATAGAACTTGATCACGACGGAGTGTTTTTCGTTGACCTCTCCGTTCATAATCATGTCTAGACTTTTTCTATCAATCCTCTGAGTTCTTGGCATTGTCAATTACCTCCTTTGCTTTCTTCAGACATTCGGGACAAAATAATCTTACCACCTCCTGCTTAACAACAACCGACCATGATTGTAACATATTTCTATCTTCTTTGTCAAATGTTTCCTGACAAATATTACATTGTTCCGGTAGTTTGCCAAACTGGGAAATTTTTTCCGCGAGATCTACTGTGGCGTTTTTTCCTACATACTTTTTTAGCGTGCGGCGCTGCTGACGATTCATCGGTTCATAGCTCCGAAGATTTGTCTCTCACTTGTGCCGTCGAAAACAACAACGGCTGATGGGAAGGGGGCGCTGTTATTACAGTCTCCAAATTTAAGGCGCCCCTTTACAAAGTAGACTTCGTCGGCCTTCATAACATATTCGTGCCAGTATTTTGTGTCGGTGCGGGCCGGAATAAGCATCACCGCTTTGGTGCCTTCCTTGCGAGATTCTTGGTAAGCCTTTTTGATCCACTTGTCAATGCCGCGGCCATATGGCGGATTGATAAAGCTGACAAAGCCTGACCAGTCTTTAGATAGGCCGTTTTCGGCTTCCGTAAAGAAGTTTGCGCATTTTGTATTAGTTGGATCTGCGCACGGGTCTAAGTCAAATGGCCCAAAACGCCAGTCTAGCTTATCAAAAAATTCCTGTGGTGTTGCCCACTCTCCTGTTTTAGATGAGAACATCGTTAGTTGTGTATTTTTATTCACTTGTTTTTCCTTTTTTGTTAGTTGGGAATCCCTGTTGAACTAATAAATTACTCATATCAACATAATCTTTATTAATTTCAAAAGCGATCCATTTTAAATTATTTTGTTTGCAAACGAATGCCTCACTGCCTGTACCAGCAAAGGGTATTACCACGCGTGACTTTTCATCTCCCGGCAGACAACCATCCAGCAATTTTTGTGTTAGCTTGATGGGCTTTTGTGTGGGATGCTTGATTCCGTCGGCAATATTGAGGGCTTTAGCTTGCTTGTTTGTGTACAGTGCAGCGGTAGAGGGGGAGTACACGTAGCGCTCAGAGATGCCGGACCCGCCGGCCAGAGAAGGTACCTTAATAACATCTCGTGGGAGAGCACCTTTCTTGTTGACGGTATAAGTTGTAATCACATCCTTGCCTTTGGTATTAAACCGGCCGGTGCCGGAGGGCCTCTTCCGCTTGCCATCTGAGTAACCTTTAACGAACCCCTCTGTATATGGCTCTCTAACACTATCTCTGTTGAAAATTCTCTTATTCTTTTCTTTCCAGACACACAATATTGATTCATGACTGCGTTGCCAAAAATGCAAAGAAGGGACTGTTTTGTTGGTGTAATGCCATACAAGCCACCGGTGCGGTAAAGATAACTCAACAGAAATAAAAGCCAGAATCTCGCTAAAGCCATAGATATACATCGTGCCCGAAGGGGCCAAGACCCTTTCACATTCCGTTAACCATTCCTTGCACCACGAAATATAATCTTGAATTTCTTTTCTTGTCTTGTTGTTCCCAAAATCCTTACCAATATTATAAGGAGGATCAACAATCAAACAATCAACGGAATCCGAATCTATTCGTGGAAGACCATCAGTGCAGCTCATTAAATTGACTGTGTTCCAGTTCATAGACCCCACTTCTCAATTGGGTACACAAATGGTAGATTGATCAGTTTTTGAAACTTGTTGGATCCTGCTAACATATAGTCATCATTACTGCCACCTTCGCCGCCCTGTTGGCGGGAGAATAATCTGGATTTTTTATTTGGGCCGGCCATATAACGAACAAAGTCCGCCTTATGCATCCAGAACATTCTTAATTCGGGAGGCCGGGTTTCAGGGGAAGCCCATAAAACATTCGGGTTATCCAAAGATGGATTGACGCCACAAAAAATTAATCGCGACCAATCCTTTTTTTCTGCAATATGATTAAAAGTAAACTGTTCGGGATGGATCATCTTTCTGCCTTTGTGTGGCCCATCATGGCGCACTTTTGGAGAGTTAGCGACACTGAATTTAATTTCCGTCTTGATGCCGTCAAATATCCTATCATGGCCCGGATTTTGGGGTACCCGAACAACACAACCTTCGTTGCTCATGTATTGTTCTACCGCCATTTCACCGTACACACCCTTATTTTTGGTGCTCAGGCCAACATATTTTTCAATAGGTGTCCCGATCCAATTATTGTGCTGATTGCTGTCAAGAAAGCTGATTAGTGCTTGATGTTCAAACAACGTTGACATCATCATTGTTCTTCCCCAACACCAGAGATTAGTGCGAAGTTATCAACCACCTCATCAATATTGTACTTCTGCTTATAAAGACGATATGCCTTCACCGCTGCGCGGATTTCATCTGTATTGAGCCATCCATTCTCCCGAAACTCCGAACGAAGTTCTCTCTTCTGTTCCTGATAGGGTTCGATGCACTCTTCAATTGCTGCTAGGGAGCGAATATACTCCTTAACATATTGTTTCTTCTCGTTGTGTGTTGTAGCCATTGTGGCCTCCTTATTTACTCTATTAATATAGCAGAATATTGGGAAGCTGTCAAGTATTTAATCCACGTGAACTTGAAAAACTTGATATATAAAATTGCGCATTAAACGTTGCTTTTCTTCTTCTGTTTCACATTCAGCGTATTTGTAATTGTAGGTTGTTTTCTCGTTCTGGATTTGAGAATCTATTTCATGAATTTTTGTTTTCATCCATCTAGTTTGTTGTTTGTAGTTCTTTGGGGTTCTGACCCCGAATCTCTCCGAAAGGTCAAGGAGGAAATAATACCGTTCTTCTTTTAACGCCCTTTGTGCTTCCTTGAACAATTCAAGTCTCTCTTCCTTTTCCTCATCTGACAAGTTCTGTAATCGATCAGGGTGAAGGTAGAGTGCTATCTGTTTAAAAAGTTTAGCGAAGGCCCCGGATAACTCTTTGCTGTCTTTTATTAAAACTTCGTCGTCGGCATCAGGCTCTGATTTGTCATGGCGAACCACAAGGGCGCCCTCGGCATCGATATCAGTCTCTGGCAATCTGAGTCTTTCATCAGATTGTTTTTTCCCAATCTTGATTGATTGTGCGGCTAAAAGATTTTTGTTTAGATCAGCTAGATCTATTTCTTTTTCCCTACAAAAGTCTTCAAGATACATCTGAAATTCTTGAGCATGTGACTCGTTAATATCATCTATAAATTCTAGCTCGCTATGCTTAAACCTGAGTTCGTTCAAGGTTCTTTTCCATTTTAACAAATTAGATGCGCGCACGACATTTGCTCCGTGCTATAATTAGACTAGCCAAGCAGTTTAAATGTCTTGCCTATAGCATAAGTGGAAAAGCCCCACTGCTCGTCATACTTTAACTTAGCCATATAAGGCCTGTTTGTGAAAATCTTATCTTTTTCTGGCTTGACACCCCAACACCTAATCTTTTCTGTCTCGTTGTTGGAATCAATTACCTCAACAATCCAATAGTTCTTGCCATTCTTAGTTTTCTTTGGAATAATCTTGCGCGGGATGAACCAGCACACACATAGATCCGAATCAAATTCAGAAATAGGTGGAATAAATTTATCCTTGAGTCTCTGAATAGTTTCGGTGGTGATTACCAGATTCATTGGAAACACTCCAGTCAGTTCTGATTTAAAGTGAATGATTTCTTCTTCCGAGAAGTCTCCTTCCTTGCTGTAAGCTTCAATATTCTCAGCAAACTTTTTTCTGTTTTTTGGTCTATCAACAACCGCTGCAGACCAAAAATGTTTACGGCCCGTAAACCTCTCATCAACAAGTTTGTCCATGGCGCCGGCGCGACAGAGGGCATCTAGAGCCTTCTTGTTCAATTTAGAATATGTTATTTCTTCGCGAAATAGCAAGTCTTCAATATCGTTGAAGGGTCGGTGATCAATTATCTGTTCCAATGCTGAATCTCCAAAACCCTTGATGGAGGTAAGGGGCTGGATCAACGTTGTATTGTCCGATGCAATCTCCCACACACGTCCAGATTTATTAACGTCCACCGGTGCAATATTATATCCGAATGACTTTGCAATATTGATTGCTTTTTCCTTGCGGGTCTCGGGCTCTTTATCCAAGAATGCAGCCATCCACTCGGCCTCATAGTAATTCAGTAACCATGCGCACTGATAGGAGATTACACTATATGATACAGCGTGTGACTTGTTAAAGCCATATCCGGAGAAGTATTCAAACTTATCCCACAGTGCTTGTGCTTCGTCGCGACCAATGTCTTTTGCTACACAGCCCTTAATGAATTTGTCATGCAGCCTACCCTTCACGGAACCTTTACCTGTCCCCTTCTTTGTTAATACTTTGCGAAGCATGTTGCCTTCGTCAAGTGTGAGACCCCCTAACTTGTGAGCTAGTAGTGCGATCTGCTCTTGGAAGATAAGGAATCCAAATGTTTCCTCGGTAATCTCTCGGGCCTCTTCGGAGAGATATCCAATGCGATGCGGATGATTTTTTGCATCCACGTAGTCAGCATCCACTCCTGCTGATAATGGGCCCGGGCGGAAGATAGATGTGATAGCTGACACATCAATAATATTACGAGGCTTCACTCTGGTGCAAAATCCTTGCGCGCCAGTCTCAGTGAATTGGAATACGCCTGCCCACTTGCCCTTATGAAATATATTTTCGTATACTTTTTGATCTTCAAGATCAATTACATCTGGGTGTAAGTTTTCATTATAGTAGTCGCGAACTTGGGCAAATGTAGGTTCCTCAACGTTGTGGTAGCGACGAAGTATGTGTTGAATGCAGACCTCCATCATCTTAAGAGTAGATAAGCCGAGCAAATCGAATTTAATGAATCCCATCGGCTCAAGATGACGGACGTTTTGACCCTCGGCCCACGGGGCCTGACGCACACCGCCTGAGTTAATCAGGGGCATACTCTTGTCCAAATCTTCTGCAATGACTACGCCGCCGGCATGGCGAGAGCATGAGCGAACCTGACCAACCAGCCCTTCAACGTGCGTCTTTACTGCGGGATATTTGTTAAGGTACGCTGTCAGTGTGGGTGAGAACTCCATAACTTCTTCCCACGTGGGAACATATACACCAGCTTTGATTCCATGCTTCCTTTTCGCATCTGGTGTTGCCTCTCTCATCATGATAGAGGTGACTGTATTGACTTCTGTGAATGGAATGTTATAAAGCTTGGAAATATCCTTAATTAAACTTTTGAGCTGCAGCGTATTCCAGTTGGAAATTGGCGCCACACAATCAGCGCCCCACATCTGCACAAGCTTTTCCTTTAAAGACATGCTGTCGGACACATCATAATCAATATCCGGATAGTCAGTTGCATCAGAACGTAAAAAACGTGAGAACAACAAGCCATTCTTAATCGGATCGATCTGTGTGATCCCCAAGGCATATGCTACCAGAGAGCCGGCTGCTGAGCCGCGGCCCGGGCCAGCTAGCATCATATTATTGGTGACGTCAACAATTGCTTTCATGGTAAGGAAATACTTTGAGAAGCCGCGATCATCTATCACATTAAGCTCTCTTCGTAATCTATCCGTGTACTGTTTATTTGTGTGTAAGGCGTGATCTTTCAAGCCCTCTAGGGCAAAATTTACCAAGGCCTGTGTCGCGGTAAATCCTGCCGGTACAACAAACTCAGGAAGGCGAACCGTGTTATCGGGCAGGAATGACTCAATGCGCCCAAAAGCGATCTCGTGTGTCTCTTCAATACTTTGCAAAACTATATCATCGCTGTATTCAAATCCCTGCTCTGTGGAATATTGTTTGTAACTCTCCCACATCTGGTCACCGTTCTTCGGATATAACTCATATCCGATCTCTTCAACGCCATCGGGCAATTGAGACTCTTCTTCAGCCCAAGACGGTCGGCCTTTACCGAGCCAACCAAGGCGCTTGTAAAGTTCGCGATCCTTCCAAGCATCGGGGCCCGGATAATGACTATCGGCTGTTGATATTAATTTAACATCAAGCTCGTCGGCTACCTGCATTACAAATTGATTTAATTCATGTTGTTCTTTAATGTTATTCCATTGGATTTCGGCATACCACCGATCACCAAAAACATCGACCATACGTCTAGTGGTTTCGCGCATGGCTGCCAGTACTGCATCGTCGCCATCATCTCTATTCTCCCAATAGTCGCCGGCATACACGCCGCCAAGACAGGCAGAAGAAGCAATAATACCTTCATTGTATTTCTTGAGAAGCGCATAATCAATACGTGGATACCGGTAAAAGTTTTCTGGCTGATACGACTCCGATACTAATTTAAATAGGTTGTTCAGGCCGGTCTGGTTTTGAACCAATAATACCAGATGGCGACGACGGCGCAAAATATCTTGTGTCTTCTTGCTGTTACCTTCATCCTCAACGGTTGCGCCCGATTGGGCGTCCTTCTTAATGCTCTTGGCGCGCTTTTTATCGGCCATGGCCTGATCATAAGCTTCTCTCCATTCGGAAATAGAAGGCGTGAAGTATGCCTCGCAACCAAAAATAGGCTTGAAGTTTTTACCCTCGGCTTGCATTTTTTTTGCGTGCAATACTTGATAGGCTAGGCCGTTCATATTGCCATGATCGGTCAAAGCTAATGCCTCGGATCCATTTTCATATGCGAAATTCATATGATCCTGTGGAAAGCCGATGGCATCGAATATGGAACCCGCCACACTGTGTGCGTGCAGACCCACGAACTTGATTCTTGATTGTTTATTCATTAAAGTCTCCCTCTTGACTATTACATATTATATTGTGTTTGCGGGCAATTGTCAAGCTGTTTGCTGGCTTTTGTATGAAGTTTTCGCTAGCCATATATTCTTTATAACCATCCCAGTCGCCGGCGTCCCAGAACCACTCAGTTTCATGTATCTTGCAGTTGGTTTCGTCAACCTGTGAAAATACTGTACTGATATTGAACTTTTTGGCGCTCCAGCGTTCATTAATTGGCAATTTTTTAGATGGATATTTTTCGCCCTCCTTCGTATTATAAAAAGTTTTTGTTGTTTCAGCATTAACATGTCGCCGACACAATTTAAAGTCTTCACCAAACATGGTAAAAGGCAAATATTTATTATCCTTAACTGTCTCACCCTCAAACGATAAAAAGAAATTATTTTGATGATGTAATATATCAGCTCTCATTGCACGTAGCGAATAAATGTTGAAGGCAGAATGTGGAAATGAAATATAATATTTTTCGGGCACAATCCACTTTGACAATCTGCTAGCGACATACCACGCAGAGTGCATCCCAAATAAAGCAGACCAACCATAGGAGTCGCGACGGGCGCGGTCTTTCGGGTGAATCGGCACATAATAAATTGGTATTTCTTTCCGCTTGTCTTTGTAGAACTTTTCTTTGCGATAATAGTAAACTGGATCGTAAGTCCACTCGCCAATGGTCTTTCTTATTATGGGGGCCATATCATCGTTGGCCACAATCCATATTGTTTGGCATCCGGCTAGTGCGCACTCAAATACCGATTTCTGAATCATGGTGAAACCTTCGTCAAGGGGCAGAAGGCACCATGGATACTTCATCCCGAAGGTGTCTTCATAGTTGGCTATGGGTATTATGCCTGCCATGTGAATGTGTTTGCTCATAAGTGTCTCAAATATTTTTGGTAATGAAAGGAGGAACTATCAAGCTTGTCGAATTGTTCATCACGAACATTAGAATCATAGATTTTTTTTTGCCTAGCAATTGTTGATGTTTTAAATTTATAATGTTTTGGCTTGCCATTGGGCCCATAGCTACTCAACAGGCCTTTCATGCCTCTTTTTTCCATCTCTCTGACCACCTTGAATCTGGCCATGGTTTCTGAAAAATCAAAATCTTCGATCAGTTGTTTATCAATGCTGGAAATAGCGCAAGCATCCTTAACCTTAGTGTTCCCGCATATTCTATCAGACGAATAGAACCATATTTCTCTAACAAAGTCGTCGTCTGTCCGAATGAAATCAATTTCGTGCTTGCCTCCGCTATTGAATGCAACCCAGTCACAACACATTATTTTTTCACCGGGACGCGGGGCGGTAAAGTCATGTAATTTTTCATAATGAACTTTAGCTATCTTAGAATATTCATTGAAGCAAGTGATGGCGCTGTGTTCAAGCCGTATGTTGGTACAAAGATTTGATGTTGGCACGTTGCCATCTAATGACAGCAAGAAAAGAAGCCTTTCCCATAGTAGTTCCTTCGGGAGCCCAATTCTCTTTTCTCCGCCAAAGGTCGTTAAAGTTTTTCGAGTTTTACTCGAGAGTTTTAAAAAGTCAAAATCTACATCCGGTTCAAAATAATCAAACCTAAATGGTCTTTCCACCTCGGAAAAGAATAAGGGATATCTGTTGTTAAATGAATATACGACGGCTTCCAGTGAACTACCCAAAACTATATCGCGATATTCGTATATCAATCGCGCCTTCTAAACCCCGCAAACAGAGCAGCCAAAAAAGCAATGTAGAAGCTGGTGTTAGGCGCTGTGGAGCAGCTGCAGGATTTGGTGCCGGGCTCTCGGGAAGCTTCGCTAGGCTTAGAATTCTCACCAGTATCATGCTGTGTTTGTGGTTCTTCAGCAGTGTCTGTTTGATCCGATGGGGCGGCTGTATCTTCTTCCGTGGGCTCTTCTTCCTCGTCGCTGGCCGGTATATAATAGGGTTGTGAGATTATTATGTTTTGCAAGGTTACTCCAAGTTCATGATGAAAAGGATCATACCAGCCGGTGTCAAAGTTTCCCATAAAGTTTAACTCATCTATCATGAAAGGCATGCCTTCCTCAACCTGTACGCTCAAGAAGTATTCATGATAAGCTGATTGTGTCTCTCTGGCGCCAAGATTCAAATACATATCCCACGCCATCAGGTCGGCGCGCCCGTCAACGAACACATCCCACTCGTAAAGAGTAACTTCATATTGTGTCCGGACTGAGTACTCTGACGAGTGATAACCTTTTAGTTGAACGTTCCCTTCCGCTTTCATCTCGCCGTCTTCAGTGAGAGGATACGCCGCGTGGGCCATTACTGCGCCCTCCGAGTCAGATCCGATGCCGTAGGCGTTCTGAAATGTTACTTGCCCATAGGCATCAATACCATATGATTCAAACGGAACAGACCAATCCCAGCGGAAGGCGCCTTGTTCGCGCTCCACGTTTGTCATAGCCTCTACCGATAGAACCGGATACTCACCCCAATCACTCCACTCATCTGCCCATAGTTTGCACTGGGCACCATCGGCCCAATCCCATGGGGCATAAAGACAGTTGTGTCCGGGTGTAACTCTTGTCTTGATGACAGCCACATAAAAATCTGTGGCCCTGTCGATAGACGATTGGAACCAGAAGAACTCCACGATGGCATCAATGGTGTTATCGTGCTGATCTGAGTTGCCCACATAAAGGGTGTTTCCCTCAAAAAAAGCGTACGGAAATCGGTCCTCACGGCCAGCGATGTCAGTAGCGGTTTCAAACGATACGTCCCAGTCTCCTTCTAAGATAGATGCGCCTGAATAAGACGTCTCGCTGTCGCTCAAGTCGGTAGCGTTCGCTGTCCCCATAAGACACAACGATAGTAATAGATT